TAGAGGGCGCCGGAGTACTGGGTCTCCGGCTCATCAAGCATCGCCTCCTGCTGCGGCGACAGGAGCGGCGCCGAGTACTTGCCCGCCTTCGGTGCCGGCGCGGCTTCCGCCTGGGCCTGCTCGGTCAGTAGCGCATCAGAGAATTTACCCATGGCTCACATCCCGAATGCGCGTTTGACCTGCTCGTGGGCGACCTTCTCGGCTTCCTTGGGGTCGATGCCGGGATTCTGCTGGATGATCTGCTGCTCCACCTTCTCGCCGAAGTCATCAATGATGGCGTCCATGGAGGCGAGCGGGATCGATCCGAGATCGAGACCATTGCGGCGGGTGTAGTACGCGCGCGCCTGGGCACGGCTCAATTCGTTCATGACGGCATCCATCTTCGTCTTGAACGCCGTGGGGCCGTCCTTGAGGCTCGGCATCACTGACTGGATGCGGCCGGCTTCCGCCTCGCTCATCGCAGCACCGGTGATTTCCTTGATGTAGAGGTTCAGGTTGTTCAGCGTCTTGGAGCGGAAGCCCTCGTACTGGCCCAGCAGCTTTTTGTCATTCTCATTCGACATGCCGAGCTTGTCCTTGAAGCCCGCCAGGCCGGCGCTGGCCTGCGTCTGCAGCTTCAAGTACTTCGGATCGAAGGAGCGCTGGATGCCGCGCAGGCGATCCAGCCCCGCCTGGCTGTTGACGATCGTCTCTTCGAGCTTGTTGACCGTGGGCTTGGCGAGTCCGCCGTCGTTGCTGTAGGTGATCGTGCCGTCCGGGCCGATGGAGAACGACATGCCGCTGGCGGTCCCGGTGCCCTTGCGATTGGTGTAGTCGATCTCGGCGCGCGTCTTCTTGTTGCCCAGGCGCTTGCCTTCGAGGTCCAGCCCGTAGCCTTCCTGGACCTGCGCCACCGGCTGCCGCGCTTCCTTCTGGTACTGCAGCCCGTCCAGCACCAGCGGGCGCTGCTTGGCGTTGAAGTCGAACCCAGCGAGAGTATCGGAGACGCCAGCATCACGGAGTTGAGCAGCCTGCTGAGGGGTCTGCATGCCGGCGGCCTCGACGGCGCGGCGCTGGGCACCCAGCCCATACTGGCCCTTGGTGTCCTCATAGCCGAGGTTGGCAAGCTCGCCCACTTTCTCGGTCGGCAACCATCCGGCCTTCTCCTGGTCGAAGCGAGCCTCCTCGCGCCCGGCCGCATCCCGTCGCAGCCCGAACTCCTGCTGCCGGTACTCGTTGTCCTTCTCGCGCTGCTGCAGGTCGCTGACGAAGCCCCAGCCGCGCAGGAGGCCGTCCATGAAGCCCTGGTTGCGATATCCGCTCACTGCGCACCTCCCGGGCCCATCAGGCCCATACGCGCCGCCGGCGACGGCTGTGCGCCCTGCATGCCCATCTGCGGCTGCGCGGGCTCCTCCATCGGCTCCTGGGCCTCGCCCTCGGGCATCTGCAGCATCTGCAGTACCTGTTCGCGCCCGCCGGCCTGTTCAATGCCCTGGGCCATGTAGCTCGCGCCTTTGAGCCGGTCACGAATCTGCGAGATGGGAATCATCAGCACCTCGTCTGCGGCGTCCGAGCTGCGATTGCGCGTCACCGGGGCGCGATAGTCGTACTCGGTGCCGTCCGGCGCGCGCGCGTGGATGTCGAGTTCCAGCATGATGTTGTCGCCGTCCTCCAGGGCCTGGACGATGCGCTTGCTGGTGATCACCCCGCCGTCCGGCAGCTGCTCGCCGACGCCCTTCTGCAGTTCGCGCGTGAAGAGACGCGTCGCGAACTCGTAGAGGTCCCCGGCGGATAGGTCGCCGCCGTCCTCGCCGTCGTTCAGCATTCGATCGATCTTGACGGCCGCCTGACGGAACGCCGGATCATCGAACTGCTGCCCCAGCGGGCCGCTCAGGAACTGCACTGCTTGCTGCATTCGTTCTTTCATGTCCGCCTCAGAACAGTTCGTTGGCCAGCAGGCCGATGCCCGCACCTACCAGGGCGCCGACCGGGCCGGCGGCCATGCCAAGCGAGGCGCCCATCGCTGTCGATCCCATACCGACGGCGAGGCCCAGGCCCGCGCCCAGGCCGCCCATCTGGCCCTTCTGCGCCTGCTCAGCCTGTTTGAACTGCTGCCGCTGCTGGTTGAGGTTCTGTTCGCGCTCCGAAGCGCGCTCCCAGAGCGCGTTCGACTGCTGCTTGAATGCCTGGCCGGTGCCGAGAAGTCCGTTCATTAACCGCCTCCCTGTAGGCCGTAGCGCTGTCCGCCGCCGGTCATGATCCGCATGTCGCGGTTGTCGAAAGCACGGTTCGTGCGGTTGGCGGCGTTGACGTCAGCCAAGCCTTGGGCCAGGTTCTGCTGGCGGCCATACGCCTGCCGCTGCGCCGGGTTCAGCGACAGCCCGTAGCCGGCGAGCCGCTGCTCGAAGGCATCGCCGCTGTTGCGGAAGGCTTTCTCGACCTGGCCGCGGGCGTTCTGGATGCCGGCCTGGCGCAGCTCCGGGTTGTCGTACATCGCGATCAGGCGATCCTCGACCGGCCGCGTCGTGGTCTTGTACCGCTCCCAGTCCGCGCGCCGGATCGCCGCATTGGTCTTGCTCGCGTAGTTCTTGTCGCGCTCCGAGTAGCCGAAGCTGTTGATGGCTCCGGTCGAACCATCGCCATCACTGCCACCGAAGCCCTTCAGGCCGCCCATGATGGTGTAGTCGCTGAGTTTGCCGAGCGAACTGCCGAGAAAGCTCATGTTCAGTACCCCTTGTAGCTGGCGCCTGAGAAGGCGTCTGCAATCGGATCATCGGGCATCTGCACTCCGAAGCTTCCGTTCATCCCGTAGGCCTGTGTCGAGCCGGGGCTCTTGAACTGCTTCTGCGAGTTCTGGTAGCCCTTGAGCCCGTACGCCGTACCCAGGCCGGCGACCGTGCCGAAGGCATCCAGATTTGCCGCCCGGTTGCCGAAGGCAGCCTGCGCGTCCGAGAACGCCTGCCGCTGTGCGGCATCGGCCGCGTTGCCCATGCCCTGCAGCGCCTGGCCGCGCTCACCGCGGCCGATGTCCACCAGCGACTGCAGGCCGGCGGCGTACTGGTCATCGATCAGCGAATCCACGTCAGCCATACCCTGCCCCATGCTCGAGGCGCGGTCATTGGCGAAACCGCCGAGGCCCATGGCGAAGCGCCCGGAGCCCGGGCCACTGCCGCCGCCAGACATCAGGTTACGCTCCAAGCCCTGTTGCGCCTGTCCGAACGCCTGCTGGTAATCGACGTTGGCGCTGCCCATCGCCTCCACGCGGCGCGGCTCAACGTCCTGCACATCCTCGAAGAACTCGGTCTGCAGCGGCAGCCAACGCTGGCGCCAGTCGTCGTAGGATTCGGCGGCGATGTCCGCCTGCTCGCGCATCTCGGCGGTTTCGCCGGGCGCCTTCGGTTTGCTGCCCATGGTCAGAGCCTCACTTGGTATTCGACGGCCCGCAGTTCCCAGCGGGTGTTCAGGATGCGTTCGAAGCCGCGGCGGCGCGTGCGGAACGCCAAGCTCTTGGCGCCGGCTTTGCGAGCCAGGGCCTCAAGCTCCGGCAGATACAGGTTCGCCAGGTCCTTGCCGCCCTCGCCGTAGCCCAGCCAGATCAGGACTTCCGGCTCGCCGGTGTCATCGCGGACGTAGCGCTTGAGGACGACGAAGCCGTGGTCGCAGAGGTAGAGGTGGGCCTTGCCGCTGCGGCACTCGGCGTAGACCTCTTCCGGCCGCTCGTCGTCGCCGAGAATGTCAGCGACGTGGCCCTTGATGCGGTCCCACTCGCGGCGGATGTCGGCCGGTCGCATCAGATGCCCGTCCCGCACGCCGCCAGAACATCCAGCAGGTCATAGGTGTCGCCGTCGATTTCTACTTCGCCGCCGATGTCGCAGCCGGTGGGGTCGTAGAGTTCCAGGGAAAACGAGGCATTGGCAGCCTCATACGGCAAGGATATGCCCGGGCTAGCATTGGTGATCGTCACTGACACCTTGACGCACTTCTGGCCTGGCACGCCCGGATAGTCGTCGGTCCCAGGAAGCGTGATCGTCTGATCCACTGCGGTGAAATCGTCTCCGGCGGTGTAGTTGCCGTTGGCGGTGCGTACTTTGATCGTGCAGGCCGCATCGCTGTCGCTCACCACATAAAAGTCGATGTCGATCGGAGCTGGATCGCCGCCCGATCCAGGCGCTACAAACGTGATGAAGGGCGGCGTCGCAAGGCTGGTCGTGACGATGCCGACAGCCGGGGTCGGCGGCGGCTCTGGCACAGCGCGAATGTGGACGTGGCCGTACATGGTCATGCGCCTCCAGACGCCCACTGGATCGCGCCAGGGGGCATGTCGTAGGTGAACTGGCTGGAGTGCCCCAGCAGCTTGAAGAACGGCGCATCGGTCGTCAGCTCGCTGTCTGGCGCTACCAGCATGCCGATCTTCGTTCCCTCTTCCGGGGTAAACTCGAAATACTGATCCTCGGCCGGCGCGGATACCGGGGCATCGAAGCTGACCCAGTTGAACCACTGGTCGTTGACGCCAATCCAGCCGCGGCCCAGCGTGAAGTCGAACAGGTACTGCAACACGATCTCCTCGCCGTGGGCAATCTCGATCGTGTTGGCCGACTGGTATCCGTAGCCCGAGGCGCCGGCAGTGATTTCCGTGGCGGTCCCTGCCTCGTTCGGCTGCATCGAGAAGTTCTGGAAGGCATCGGCGTCGAGGCCCACGAACCCCGCCATGTTGAAGTCCTGCCCGACCTGCAGACGCACCTCTGCATACAGCAGGGGGTCGCTGGGGCCGCGCTCAGCCACCGACAGCACCGTGACGCTGTTGCCGGCGCCGCCCACGTCCGTCATCTCGAATCGGCTGTCGCTCTGCGAGAAGGCCAGCGTCGGCGTCGGCGGGTCGCCTTCATCGTAGACGACGTTGGCGCTGTCCCATGGCATCGCAGGAACGACCCGGACGTGGACGTGGCCGTAGCTCACCTGCGGGCCTTCTTCTTCATGGCGTCGGGCAGCTTCACGGCGGTCTTGCCCTGCTGCTCGACGTAGGCGTTGACCTGCTGCTGGCGCTGCTGCATCAGGACCATGTGGATGGCACCCACGTTCGCGGCCGGAATCTGGCCGACGAGATTCAGCACGGCGTCCACGAGATTCAGTGGCAGCGTGATCTGCAGGGTGTTGGGGACTTCGACGGGCTTTTGTTCGGACATGTTGTTCTCCTTTATGGCGGGGCAATAGATACAGTAAATGCTGTACGCGAAGCCCCTGTATCCGGCGCAGTAAATGCGCCAGGGCTTTCACTTGATGCCGTTAGGTTTCGTTGGGCCGCCCCGATTCCACTACCGGTACCACTACCTGTACTGGCCGCCGAAATGAAGTTTGTGTATCCAGATGGGGCAGCAGTCGGTACTGAACTGCCGCCTTGGCCTATAAGCGCCACCAGCCATAGATAATCGTCAGAAACGCCAGGATTGTGTGTCGGGGGGGTGTCGTTCGTGCCAAGGTTTTCCGCTATCGAAGCACTCAGCGATCCGAAATTGCTGATCCGATACACCACAGCAGCGCTCTGTTCTGCGCCTGACGTTCCCATGGTCAGCGCATCAGTGCCGTCTGCGACCTTCCACACCAATGCACCGCCGCCGCTAGTTCCCGGGTCTTGGGAATTAATGGTCCATCCAGACCCGCTGGAGATAGAGGCCGTCACAACGCCATCGAATCCGAAGAAAACCACGAGACCGTCCCCCACTGTCACGCCTGACGGCATGGTGATGGGGTGGGTGGTTACATCGGTGTTCTGGATGCTGGTGTTGCTAGTCGCCTCCACAACGGGGAATGCACCGGCAGCCCCGATCATCCTCCCCGCTGCTGCCATTTGCTGCGCGTACATCACGCAACCCCGGTGAACACGATGCTGCGATACCACGTCGTGCCGCCGTCGTCAGTGGTCAGTACGTAGCGGGTGCGCGTGTTCAAGGTGGTGATGACCGCAGGAGACGCCGGATCAGCCTTGACCGAGGCCGGCCACGTAATCGTCCAGCCGCCCGTTCCGTCTTGCAAGGTGGTAATGATGAGCGTCGTCATACGCCCGCTGGCGCTCGGGTTGCTCAGGGTGAAGGTGCAGTTTGCGTCCAGTGTGCCGCTGTGCACGTCACTGGCCGAAGCATCAAAGGTCTCGGTAGCGCCCATTGCACCGTGAGCGGTGACGAGAGCATCAGAGGTCTTGAGGGCAGCCTTGCCTCCGATCCAGGTGTCTCCGGCCACTCCCAAGCCGCCGCCGGCAATGATAGAGCCGGTCGTGCTGCTGGTACTGGCCGTGGTTCCGGCAACGGTGATGGCGCCCAGGGAATCGACGGACAGCGCTGTCGCCAGCGTGCCGGCCTTCATGAGCTTCAGGACTGCCGCGCAGTCCTCGGAGGCGTTGGTGGCGTCAGACCAAGCGTATTCCCAGGCCGCTGCAACACGGTTCGTGCCAGAGGCGTTTTCCAGTTCAAACTCGTCGCCCGCACCGAAGCCCGTCGTGGCGGTGCCGCTGGTGATGTGCGTCTGCCGGCGACCATAGTTGACCGCGTTGGTCAGGGCCGTTGTCGCCTCGACGTGCATCAGCCGGTCCGGCGAGGTGGTACCAAGCCCGAGCCATCCACCGTTCGTGCCGCCCGACGCCGAGCCCTTCAACGTCATCGCCTGCGTCAGAGTTCCGCCGACTCGGACGGTGTAAACGTAATCCGCGATGCTGTTTGTATGATCCGTAAACTGCGCTGCCATCGTTGCGGCGATGTTCCCGCTGTTGCCCGTATAGCTGATGGTCGCGAAATTGTTGGCCGTGTTGCTGCTGTTACGAATGTCGATGCGCGCTGTACTGCCGACGCCGCCCGCAGTAACAGAAGTGGACGAGCTGACAAGGGAAGTCATGCCCGTTGCCTGCACGCCGAATACAGGACTGCCGGCCACGCGAAGGCTAAACAATCGCGATGCCGTAGCTGACGCGGTGTTCGTGATGTTCACGTCAAGCGCGGTCGGGGCGCCCGAAGTGTTCCAAGTTCCGGCAATGCTTACGCCATTCGTCGTTCCTGATCCGGTAACGCTGTAGCCCGTAATCGACAGGCCAGTAGTGTCAGTTGCCGGGGCAAGGTTCAGCGCGGCAAAGGTCGGAGTATTGAGCAGGCCAAGTTCTAGGTTCGTGCGCGCAGTGCTGAGCGGCCCCACGAGGTCGGACAGGTTGCTCGCGGCGTTGAGCGGAACATAGCCGATGTTGGTTTCGAGCTTGTTCCAGTTGCTGCTGGTCTGGCCCGGGGCATCGACCAGCGCGATAATCATGTCGCCCGGTGCAACCACCTGCCCACCGAGAGTGCCGCCGACGCTGATCGGGTAGGTGTCGCCCTTGAGGATGGCGCCAGCAGTGCCGCTGCCCCCGGTGCTGGGGAACAGGTTGCTGCTGGCGTCGTAGGCCGAGCGCAGGTCCAGCAGGTTCGCCACCAGCGAGTCGGCGTAGGTCTTGACCGCAAACTCGGTGGTCAGCGCCGTGTGGCTTGCGCCGGCCAGCGTGCCGTCGTCGCTGATCGTGTAGCCCGACAGGTCCGGGAAGTCGAGTAGGGCGGCAACCGCTGCAGCGTCGTTGGCCGCTACGAGGTCCAGGCCGAAGTCGCTGATGTCGAAGTTTGCTGCTGCGCCAGTGCTGGCCCGGGCACGGAACTCATTGGCGGCGAGGTTCAGCAGAGGCTCGTACAGCAGGTCTGCCTGCGTCTTCGTCAGGACGTAGGTTGTGCCGCTCGGCGTGATGTAGATCGGGGAGCTTTCGCCGAACACCATCCGGCGTCTGTCGCTCACGGTGGTGCCGACCAGTGCGGTTGCCTCGGCGTCGGAGCGCACGGGCATGTTCAGGATTCCGCTCATAGGCCGTATAGCTCCCCATCAATGACGTGCTCGCCGCCGACGCTCAACTCAGTGATGAGCTGCGTCATCTTTTCGGGCACATACATGCCCTCTGCGGGCACTTCGTTCGTGATGCCAACGGTCAGGGTCGGGTGGATCACGCCGTTCGCCTGCGTGGCTACGATTCCCTGGACTGCGTCGACGCGCTGGGAAATGGCCTCGCGGGTGGTCAAAAGGCCCGCGTCCAGCGCCAGAAACAGGGTGTCCGGATCCGTGCTGGCCAGCACCGGCTCACCCATCACCACCAGCACTGCCTGCGAGTCGGCCGCGACGCCGATGCGGCGCAGCCATAGGTCGGAGCCGGGTTCGTCCTGCAGTGCGCCGTCGGCGCCGGCATAGACGATGTCGCCCACGTCCCAGGACCAGGCGGACGACGTCACGATGTCGCCATCGGCGGCAACGCTGACTCGACCTTCGGACAGGGCCTCGTAGACCAGCCCGACCACCGTCCCGGCATGCGCCAGGGTCGCGGTGTCCGCGCGTACGGCACCGCTCACGCTGAGTGCGATCACGTCACCGACTGACATCGCTTCGGCCGGCACGAGAATCGACCGGGCGCGGCCGGGGGCGGCTGGGGATGGGATTTCGATCCCCTCGATCTCGCCCAACAGTTCGGTTCGCAGCACCTCCAGGGCTTCGCCGGAGGCATCCTGCGAGGACTCCAGGCGCTCCAGTCGGATGCGGATGGCGTCGATCGCGCCGGTCGCCGCGCGCGCGCCGGCGGGCGTCGTGAACTCACGAGGCACCTGGATGGCAGGCGTTCGGCTCAATCGAGTTCCTCCATCTCTTCCGCCAGCTGGACCATCTGCACGCGGGAGGTGCCGCGGAACTCAACTTCCAGGGTGTAGCGGGCCAATTTGTCCGGGAGCACGAACTCCAGCTCGGAGAGAATCGGGCGATTGAGGATCTCGACGCCGTCCGCCAGCAAATACAGGGTCAGGTCGTCGTAGTCCGCGGCGCGCACCTGGGCGCAGCCGAAGGCTGTAGGGCGCGGCAGCTTGAAAAGCTTGGAGCGCCAGATGAAGGGCGCCTTGTAGGTGCTCTCACCCCAAGCCCAGATCTCGTTCTCGATGACCAGGAACAAGCGGTCGGTCAGCGCATCGCTGAACGCGGCCTGTGCCCAGACGTCGATGAACACCAGGCCGAAGCCGGCCGGCCGCGCATCGAGGATGAAGCCGCCCTTCTCGCCGTTCCCTTTGTCGTAGAACCCGTAGTAGCGGTCGTCGTGGGCGATGCCCATGATCGACTCTGGGTTCAGGTCCTGCCACTGCTCGCGCGTCAGCAGGGCTTCCGTCAGCAGAATCGGCGCGCCCTGGCCATTGATGGCCACCAGGCCGTCCGGCGAGCTGTAGACGATGCCGAAATCCTTGAGGTTCGCCACGCTACGCTTGCTGCTGCACGCGTAGGCTACCTCCATCTTGCGCATGGACACGGCGTCCGGCGTGTAACCGGTCGCCACGTAGGGGTAAGACTCGGTCAGGACGATGATGCTGGCGTCGATCGCACCGATGGCGATGATCGGATGATCCGTTGCCTGTCGATAGGCCACCGGGAAGGAGTAGTAGCGGCCCTGCTCCGAGAAAATCAGCTCGTTCTTGGCAAATCCCACCAGGAAGCGGTTCGGCATGGCCAGAAGGCCGCGCATATCCGTCGGCGGGAGGTCCGCCAGCTGCGATTCCAGGGGAACGCCGAGGTCGAAATCAGCCAGGTTGTCCGTGTAGGACTCTTGCTCGAGCGGGATTTTCGCCACCGTGAGGTAGGCGGAGCCGGAACTGCCCGTCGCCGCTCGGTAGATGACCTTGTGCGTGATCCCGTAGCCCGCCGGGGCGCTCGTTTGGGTCTGAACCTCTACCGGAGCGTTGTTGCTGCGCTGGATCGAGCGGCTGACGGGGCTCGGCGGGCCGATTTCGCTCCACTGGTTGGCGTAGGCGACCGCGTAGTTGGTGAAAACGATCTCGTCGGTGTTGTCCGGCTCCGGAGCGACGACGGACAGCGAGACGTTGTCCACCCAGCTGCGCTCGCTGGTTTCATTGGAGCGGGATTTGAAGCCAACGTAGGAGCCGTTGACCTCAATTTCGACCTCGTGCGCATCGACAACAACCACGCTGCTGTCGAGCCTTGTGACCGTCAGGAGCAACTTGGCCGTGCTCGTGCTGACCGTGTTCACATCTGCCGAGATTCGGCACCAGAGGCCATTCTGGGCCCCCGCCAGCGTGGCAAGGGTGGCGCCCGACTGGTCGGCCCAGGAGTTGTACCGCATCAGGCGGACGCCATTGCGGCCGATGCTGATGCCGACGCCGTAGCCGTCCTCGCTGGCGTACAGCATCAGGGCGGCATTCTCGATCGAGTAGATGTCCGCGTTGATTTTTGCCTTCGGACTGGTTGCGAGCCCGATGTTCTTGAAGACGTAGGAGACCGAGTTGTTCTGCGTGAACCGCCAAGACGGCTGAGGACGGCCGGTCGTGGCGTCCACAATTACAGCGGTGACGCCAGATTCCGGCCCCTTGGTCCATCCGTCGAAGTCGGAACAGTCGAAGGACTCTTCGTAGTCGGTCGCGGTGAGGGTGATGCCATCGATGTAGGCGTCGTTCTCGCCGACGCCGACGCGCTCCAAGACCATCACCAGCCGGTAGGTCTCAGTCTCCAGTGGAATCTGCCCTGAAACAGTTCGCTGGACCCAGGTCTTTTCTGGCGACACGGCCTCGACAGGCACATCCACCTCGCCGATCAGCGTGCTGCTCGCGTTGTAGAACTCCAGCTTCATCGCGGCCTTGCTGCCGTTGTCGCCGCTGGCCTGCCACCACTTCAAGTCCAGTTGCTGCTGCGGGAAGAGGCTGTCGGTCGCGAGGACTCGGGCTTGATGCGCCTCGGTGCTGGCTGCAGCTGCCCCACCGTAGAAGAAGTAGTTCCCTTCCTGCGGCGCCAGGCCCGGCACGGCAGACGCATCGTGCACATCCAGATCGCCGTCATCCACGATCCAGCCGCTGATGTTCCCGAGTTCGGCGCCCGGGTTGTCGAGGGTGACGTTGGACTCGTCCGGCGTACCGGCGTCCACCACCAGGACAGGAGCCTGGGTCGGCGCCGGGACGCCCAGCAGCAGGCTGTCGCAGGGGTACTGCTGGCCACAGGAGCCGATCGCCATGGCAATTTCGGTTGCCCGCGGCGCGTCGGTGCCGGTGAAGTAGGTCCGCTCGTCCTCATCGCCGGCGATGGGCCCGCGGACCACGTCGACTTCGACAGCGCCCGCGCCTAGCTCGGAGTTCACCCAGTGGAGCCAGTACTGCCGCGCCATCAGGTGGATCGTGTTGATCGTCCCGGACTTGTACAGCTGCGACACGAAGTCGACGTCCTGCCAGGCCTCCAGATCACCCGAGATCAGGCGCGCGTTCTGTGCAACCTGCGCGTTCTCTTCGGGCAGCAGCTGCGGCGCCGCTCGGGGAACGACACCGCGGGCCGGGCGGATCGTCAGCTTCATCAGAACCGGACCGGCTGCACGCGCAGGCCGCGCGGCTGGTGAGCCCGGAGGGCCTTGCCCTTCGCGTTCATCTTGGCCGTGTAGAAGCGCTGCCCATGCTTCGCCGCCAGCTGCGGCGAGGACCAGGCAGCCTGCTCGTCGCCGCAGACGATCGCCACGGCACCATCGGCCAGGGCCTCATCGAATAGGCGCGCGATGTCGTCGCCGACGGTCGTGGCTGCCGCCGTCGGCTGCACAATCACCGACACGCGCACGACGTCCAGATCGGTCGCGTCCTCGGCCGGGTACGGGACGAACTCGACCGTCGCCGGCGGCAGAAAGACCCAGCACCGCGGCTTGCCCGTCGTCTGGGGCACTTCCTTCTGGTCGGCCGGGCCCAGGGGATTGCCCTGATACTCCGCGGCATCCGCCCCGATGATCTCCTCGGCCTCGTCGTCCGGCTCGATGTCGTAGAACCCCTGCCCCGCCACCAGCTGGACCTCGATGGACCGGCGCGCGAACCACGAATCCCGGCAGAACTCCCGCGCGGCGCGGCGCAAGGCTTCGATCAGCACGAAGTCCGGGCAGCCGGGGGCGTGCCGCCGGCAGAGCGGCAGCAGGGATTCGAGGGTCGCCATCAGACGTCAGTGCCGGTCTTGGCCGCCACGTCCGGGTCGGTCGGGGCGAAGGAGAACTGCAGCTGCGACTTCAGGCCCAGGGCGTTGGCGAACAACGTCATGTAGGCGCCGGAGCGGTTCATGTCGCCCGACTTGCTGCTCTTGGCATAGGCGTAGGCCACCACCCAGTTGTGCAGCGGGCTCTCGAACAGGTCATCGATCGGCAGCTCGTACTCCGGGCCGGCAACAGGATCCGGACGCTTCACGCCCTGCAACTCGACCCAGCCCGTCGCGTTCGGGTACGTCCAGAAAACACGCGGCAGGCGCTTGTCATGCGCAAAGTGCAGGACCGCCGCCCCGGCGGCCGTGTGCCAGTCCGGGTTGCTGTGGTCCAATTCGTTGCGCTCGATCTGGCGGATCGCCTTGCCCGGGGTGTCGCCGTCGGCGCCCAGATTGTGGGTCAGGCCAAGGAACTGGCTGAACTCGGGCGGGATCTCCTGCCGCGAGCCGGCCGCCAGTTCGAAGGGCTCGCTCACCGACCCGGCGTCCGGCTTCGCGGCGATGACCGCGGCGATGCCAGCGTTGAGATAGTCGAGCAACTCGTCGGGCGCCCAGCGCACGCCGGTCTCATCGAACAGCGTCTTGGCCGCGCGATTCAGGATGACAGAACATGCGATGGTGCCCATGGGTTACTCCGCCTTCACGCCGGCGAGCTCGGCCACCTTGGCCCGCAGCTTGTCGATGCCAGCCTTGTGGTGCAGCGTCACGTTGAACGTGTCCTTCGCGTACTGGCGCAGCTGCTCTTCGGTCGCGGTGGCGATCACGAACGCGCCGTCGTTGGCGGAAGCAGCCGGGGCGGCGGGCGCCTCGATCTTCTGGGTGAACTCGTCGGCCTGGCGCTGCGCTTCGGCGGAGGCCTCGGCATTGACGGCCGGGCCGGCGGCGACACGCACGCGGACGGCATCCGAACTGGCCTTGCGCGCGGCGATGCGTGCGTCATACGACTGGCGCAGATTGCGGGACGCCTCGGCGCGGCTGTCGACGCGGACCTTCGAGCGCTCGATAGAGCGGAGATGCGTACCGGGCAACTCATCCACGACCTTGAATCGGCTGTTCGTGGCGAGCGCTGGGCTGTAGGGGTAGACCGCGCCATCGTCGCGGATGCAGAACTTGGGCATGGGTGCCTCCAAAGAGAAAGGGCCCCTTTCGGGGCCCTCAATCGCCGTTGCCGGCTTACTTCTTCTGGTTGTACTTCGGGTCGCAGTAGTCCTTGCGGGCGCTCTGCGGCTTGGTCGTGCCATCCGGCGTGGCGCCGGGCTTGGTGTACGGGTTGACCGGCTTGCTGATCTTTTCCTTGACGTTCATGACTTGATCCTCTTGAGATTGAAGAAGGGCCCGGAGTTACCCGGGCCCGACTGGTTACAGCGCCGACAGGTCCGGCGTGACGCGGCCCAGGGCCAGGTACTTCGGCTCCACGACCTTGTAGCCGTAGACGGCCAGACCGCGGATCGCCGAGGCGAACTTGGTCTGCAGGCGGATGACCTCGGCGTTGATGAACTGGTTGGCCCAGGTCACGCCGTCCTTGTGACCGGCGATGATCGGGGTCACCGTCAGGGACGACTCGACGTAGTCCGCGAGCTGGTTGCTCTCGTAGATGGTCAGGCCGTCGATGGTGCCGAGGCGGCCGTTGCGGATCACGCCTTCGCTGTCACCGGTGATGAGCGCCGACTTCACGTCGGTGTTCTTCAGGATGGTGGCGAACCAGGCCGGCAGGACGACCCAGCGACCGACACGCGAGACGCCCTGCTCGGTCAGAGCCTGGTTGAGGCGCATCAGGAACTTGACGGCGTTCTCGGCGTCGATCACCACCGGCGCGCCCACGGCACCCAGGTCGATGGCGCCGGACTTCTTGCCGGCGTTGACGCCCTGGTTGTCCGCGTGGATGTCGCTGATGATGTCGGCCAGGAACTCCTCGTCCTGCTTCAGCACGACCTGCTCCGCGGCGTCCTCGGCGTACATGTCCATCAGGCCCATGTCGCTCTGGATGCGGTCCACGTCGTCCAGCACCACGGCGTAGAACTTGCCCTTGTTGAGTTCGAGCTCAGTGGCGTCCTCGACGGGCGTCTCGTAGGTGACGTCCTGGTTCTTCACGTAGTCGCCCACGGTGACGTCCGGCGTGCGGCGGATGACGACCTTGTCACCCATCTTGGTGACCTCGCCTTCCCAGTCGTTGGAGGTGATCTCGCCGCACACCGTCATGTCGTAGTGCTTGACGGTGGCTTTCTGCGAGAACAGCGTGGGGATGTACTTGTACGTCCCCGCGCCGTTCGCGCTCAGCTGGGGGTAGCCCCCGGTGGTGCTCATTACAGTCATTTCTGGTTCCTCTTGAAGTGGTTAACGGCCACCTCGGGGCTTCGGCTTAGCCGATGCGATTGCCGAGATAGGCCTGGTCGATGCGGTCCTGCATGGCCTTCTGCTCCGCCGCGCGGCCGCGGTAGCGGCCCTTGGCGATGTCGGCCTGGAACTGGCGGATTTCCGCCTGGGTAATCGTCGGGCCCGGCGGGGGCGGCTCATTGCCGCCGCCTGACTGGCCCGCCGGTACGGCGCGCCGCTGTGGGTCGCGCTGGACCGGGGGAGCAACCGTCTTGAGGAAGTCCGAGAACACCTTGGCGACTCGGGTGGCGTCACGCCGCTGCTCGAATCCGCCCAGCAGGTCCTGGCGGCGCATGCCGGTGGCTTCGTCCACAGCCTCGAGGTACGCGTGGAAGCGCGGGTCTTGGTTGACCTGCTGCCACGTCGGTACCAACTCGCTCACCTTGGTGAGGAACGAGTCGTAGGCGGTGTTGGCCTGGCTCTGCCGCTCCTGCTTGATGTTCTGCTGCGTCTGCTCCAGCTGCTGGCGTACCGGGGCCAGCGCGGCGTCGACCGCCTGCTGAAGCTGGGGCTGGAGGGTGCGCTGGGCGGCGCGGAGGACCGAGCGGAGATGCTCTGCGCCGTGCTGCTCGATCACCTCGGGCGTGAAGTGCTGCGACAGGTCCACTTCCGCGACCGGGTCACGGCCTGCGGTGGCCTGCTGCTGCAGCTGCTGGACCTGCGTCTGCAGGGTCTGCAACTGCGTGGCCTGCGCCTGCTGATCGCGGGTCCGCTCTTCACGCTCCTTGCGGAGCACGCCCTCCACCGTGTGGAACCGGGCGCGCCAGTACTCCGGTGTGTTGTTCGGGTCTGCGGCGGGCGGCGGGTCGGCCGGAGGCGGGTCCTGCACCACTTCATCCGCTGGCGGCGGATCCAGTATCGGATCGGCTGCCGGTGCGGGCGGGGGGTCAGGCTGCGGGTTGCGCAGTTCGTCTTCACGCGCCTTGATAGCGTCCCTCTGCTGCTGGATCTTCCTCGGGTAACGATTGCTCATGTATTTCTCCACAGTCCGACTCGCCGGGTCCTTTCGGGCCAGCTACGGGCGCTGCGTTGGGTGGGTGGCACACTCGGTCCGCCATCCGTCGATGGCCGGGCGCCGGTGTGCCGGGGGTCAGCGGGCGTTGGCCCGCGTCAAAGCTTGTTCTGCGGTTTCAGGCGCCTTCAGGATTTCTTCCAACGCCAGGGCCTTGCCTTGCGATCGATTGAGCGCGCTGCCATCCATGCGGCGGTTCGCGATATCGACCTCGGCCAGAGAGGCTTGGAGCCACTCCTGAAAGACCTGGAAGTCGCTGTTAGAGCGCAAGCGCAGGATCGCTGACGCGCGCCTGCTGTCGAGCTTGTGCATTCTTCATCCCCGCGATGGCGAGCTGTGTCTTGTTGTTGCGGGCCGCGATCCGCTCCTGGCTGTCGATCTTGGCGGCGTCGGTCTGCGCGTCGAGCAGTTCCTTCGGCGGCGGCTGAGGCTGTTGTACGGCCTGCTCTTCCTGCGAGTTGATCTCGTCGGCACTCGGCACGATGTTGTCGCCCAGTTCCAGGCTGTCGAAGTACTGCCGCAGCAGTTCGGCGCGGCCCTTCCGGCCGATGATCGCCATGTCGATGGGGTTCGCGGTCGTGGCCAGGGCCTGCTGGCGATGCATCTGCATCTGATCCTTGATCAACAGAGCGGCGGTGCCACGCGGCACCACGCAGCAGTCGCCCTTGATCTCCGGGCGATCGACATAGAGCATGCACCACACGAAGGACTGCTTGACCGTGGACGAGATCACGTTCATGTCGATGTTGGCGATGCCGCGGCGCAGGCCCTTGGCGGCCGCGTTCAGCAGCATCGAAAGGCCAGAAGCTGTGTCGCCGGCGCCGCCGACGTTCTCGTTCCCGTAGCTGTAGCGCGGGATGCCCGTGGCATCGTCCGCCCGGCGCTCAAAGTTCTCGAATACCGTCAGCAGTTCCTGCGCGTTGCTCCCGGGCTGGAAGAAGCCGATAGGCGGACGGGTCGCGGCGTTCGGGTCCGACTTGAACTGCCAGATTTTCCAGGGGTGCATCTGGGTGATCGCCTCGCCATCGGCAAGACGGTCCACTTCCATGTACACCTGCGGGCCGCTGGCGATGCCGAGGTTGCTGACCAGCGCGCGCGCCGAGGCGTTGCAGACGTCCTCGTGCGGCTCGCACATCTCGGGAATGGCGCGGCCCCAGAAGGCGCCCGGGATCGCCTCGTAGCAGGCCTTGTGGTACGGACGCTGGCCGAGCGGGTCGTCGTTGACCAAGCAGCGCACGACGTTCGTGCCGATCAGGATGGCCTCGACCGGGTACGGCCGGTCCGGGTCGGTGATCTCGGCCGCGTCATAGCCCCACTCCAGCAGCACGCTGCCCTTGATGTCGCCCCAGTAGTGCAGGCCGTCGATCAGGTCGTCGCGGGTCAGCCAGTCGTAGGCGGTGTCGCCCTCCAGCCGGTTGCGCTCCGAGTCGGTCCAGATCCAGTGGCGCAGCGTGCCGGTGCGGTTGCCCTGCAGCACCTGGCGGATGTCGAACTCGGAACAGCCCGGCACGCCGATCATGGCGTACAGGTCGGAATCACTCAGGCGCAGGCGCTCGATGAACTCCCGATCCTGCGGGCTGCGGGCGTTCGGTGCCGGGTAGCAATCGAAGGGGCTGACGCGGCACCAGCCCAGGCCATTCTCGTCCTGGGCCTCCGGCTGGTCGCCGAACCACTGCAGCTTGCGCTGCCGGCGGGTGTACGGACCTTTGAGGATCGCCGCCGGGTACGTCGAGAAGTCCTCGATGAACTCGTCCAGCGCCTGATCGTAGCCGCCCTCGTCCATCAGGTCGCTGATCTGGTCCGTCATGCGCTCGGCGCGCGTCTCGGCTTCCTTCTGGACCCGCTTCAGCAGCTTGTCTTCCAGTTCCTCGGCCAGGGCGTACACGCCCTCACGGAAGGCCTCCTGCGGCACAGGCACGCCGGCTTCGACCATGTTGGCCTGGGCCTGCTGGGCGGCCTGCGCGATCAGCTTCTTCTTGAAGGTCTCCGGCACCTCGGGGAGCGTGGTCGGCTCCAGTGCCCAGGCGCGGTCGTTCGCCGGCATCAGGATGTCGCGGATCCAGGCGGCGGCGGCGCGGCACTTCGTGGCCGACAGCGGCAGAAAGATCGCGTTCGCGCAGCCCTGGGCCTGGAACTCGGCCAGTTCGGTGGCGGCGTACACGCCCTTGCGCCGGCGCAGGCAGTTCAGCAGGCGGCGATCGACCACCTCGCGGGCCCGCTTGTTCCGGTTCCAGGCCGACTGGATGTAGCCGACCAGTTGCGACTGGGGAGCCGTCAGCGGCGTCGGAACGGACGCCAGCGCCTGCGCGGCAGCGGTCGTTTGCTCGGGCGTCTGCAGGTTGAGAAGTCCGGGCACCGTTACCTCCTATCGCCAGCGGGCGGCCACGATGGGCCGGGCCGCGGTGTTCTTGCTCGTCATGCGCGGGTCGCCGTTCGTGGCGCCCGTGCGGAATGCGTCTGATCCATGGGATGACCAGTCGTGCAGCGGCTGGTCTTTCCAGCAGCCCCGGACGGCGTCCCATTCCTTGCGGTAGTGCTCCAGGGCCTTGCGGCCCATGGCGGTGCGGCTCTCATCGAACCAGCAGTTCGGCAGGATCCGGCGGACCGCCTCGATGCCGTCCGCGATCTTGAGCATCGGGGCGACTTCGAACTTGATGCCCAGTTCCTCGGCAGCCTGCAGGCGGGACTTGGCGTCGTTGCCGAGCTCTCGCACCCGCAGAT